AGCTGTACCAACGCCTATCTGAGAGCCTCCACCGCCTGAGGTGTCCTGTACGCCCTGTGGAGCCTGTCCTTCTGGTGCTGGGCTACCCTGGGGCATGTTTACGCCTTCTGGGCCTGTAGGGGCCGCTGCTGGCTGCTGGAAGCCTTTTAGGATCTCAGCTTGGATAGCAGCATCACTCATGGAGTTAGTAACCTTGTCTGGGTCAAGATCCATAGACTTAGCAATCTCACGGATGATGTAGTCCATCTTAGCAAAGGGAGCTAGTACTGGGTTCTGTGCAACCTGCAAGAACTGCATCAAACGCTGTGACCGTACTTCGTTAGCCATCAAGCTTTCTGTACCAGAGGCGTGTACCTCCAAGTCACCACGGATAGACTCATCAAAGTCAAACTGCATGTTGAATGCAAAGAAAGACTTACCCAAGGGGCGAATCAGATAGTCATCTACGTTCTTAACTACCGTCCGAATAGAACCGTTAGCAGCAGACATAAGCATAGAAATACCAGAAGCTGTACGCCCAACGCCAGATACTCCGGTTTGTCCGTGAGCGAAGCTAGGGAATCCAGTACTCTCATCTGCTAGAACTCGTGCCTTATCAAACAGTTGCATGTTTTCTTGTGCTACGTTGGGGAACTTAGTACCGAAGATGCTTTGTCCTGGGGCACCCCCCTGCCTGCGAAAAATTTTGCCGGGGTATACAGATAAGTCTTGGCCGGGAACCATGTTAGTCTCATCTACTTCAATGATAAGGTTACCAGACAGTGCGGCGTTGTCAATAGCCATACGCATAAAGCCATTCATCAACGTCTGAGTATCATCCATGTTCTCAGCAATACCTACGCCAAAGAAGCTGTAAGGATTATGCTCATATGGTGTTGCGTAGTATGGAATACGTGTAGGTTTGAATGGATTAAGAACCATACGGATTACTTCACCGTTACAAACCCAGACGTTAGCATTTACTTCGTCTAGCTTCTTTAGCTCTTTAGGGATTTTTACACCGTGCTCTTCAAGCATATCAGTATCTACAAAACCCCAGAACTCTAGCACTTCCCAACGCTCTGATGTAGGCGTAGCCTGATCATCATCCATCGTAAGTTCCCAGTGTTTCTGAATATAGTCTGGACCTTTATCTATAGCAAACTGAATAGCATCATCCATAAAGTATGGGCGATTTCTTAACGCACGTAATTCTGTACGTGACATTTTATGACGTTCCACTACATACTCAGCGTCTTCCATGCTAGAAGCTTCTGGGTCAGGGTAGAAGTTCCATACAGAAACATGGTTGGTCTCTGGAACCGTTTTAATTAGAGGTTCGTAATCACCCTCTTCATTCCAGTTAGGATATTCTTTATCTACAGCAAATGGACCTTTCATGACACCTGTGCCAAGCAAAGCCATTTCAAAAGCCATAGAGCGTAGATGTACAGATGCACCACTCTCTTGTAGCTGGTCGTGGATCTTTTTTTCCATCTTCTTAGCGGCAATCATTGCTGGATGAAATGTTACAGTACTTGGAGTAGTCCCATCACCTTCAACAATCTTCTCAGACACTGCGTCAAGCTTATCAGCTATTGGACCTAACCGCTTACGTAGATCAGCCATTGTCTCACCTGGCTCTAGCTTTGTAGTCCCATCAATAAGATAAGGACGTGCAGGTGAATTACGTGTTATGCTTTTTAATGCGTCTCCTGCTTGTGCAGCATTAGGGTCTACGTTGATGTGTACAGATTCAGCTACGCCATCAGGTAGTACAGAAGGATTAACGGAAAGAGGGAACTTATTGTTACCGAATAGTACGTCTACGATCTGACCATACGCAGCTAGTGTCTTTGTTTTAGTAACCTTGACGAATACACGAGACTTTTCAGCGTCAGAGAACTGTACATCAGAACCATATAATCCACGATAGTTTCGATATGCACGTAACCACCGATCTTCATCAGACCGTCTTGCATCTTCTGAACGCCGAAACCGCTCTCCTACAAATGTTAGAAGGCTGGACTTTGAAGAAAAGATGCTATCATCCATACCTTCAGCAGCGACTACTTCATCTGTATCAAAGTTTAGTTCTTCATTTTCTGCCATGTTTAATACCCGAATGTTGAGTCACTAGCCTGAAAGCCAGTTCTTTGTGTTGCTGGTGTGTAATCCCAAATGCTGTGACTACGTGGTCTTGTCATAATGCCGTATCTTAAAGCATCGTACAAGTGATCCTCTGCGTTTGTATCAACGTCTTCTGGATTCTTCTTATCCAGCGGTATGATAGGTATCTGCGCTAGAGTGTTGGTTAAGTGTGACATAAATACAAGACGAGGCTTTTCAGTAAACTCATCTACCTGTAAACGCCTATGTATTTCGTTTTTTCCTGCGACACGGGAACCTTTAGAGCGATCTGACGGACGCCAACGGCAACCCTTCATGTTCATCTGCTCAGCTAGTGATGGCCCCGTATCGCCACGGTTGTGCCACAAAGAGCTATCAAGCACACCGTATCTCATGCCACCGTCATGCTTCTCTGCATCTAGGATCATATCAGCTAGATCAGAAGCTGTAACCTTAGAGCAATAAAGCTCTCTGTAGACAATAAGTTGTTCGTCTGGTGCAACAGTAAACCATAGAACCCCTGTGTAAGAGCCGTAGCCGTAGTCGCAAGCTCTAAACTTAACCCAATCTTGGGGAACGTCAAAAGAGTCCACGATATGCTGGGATCTGTTAAATTCAGGAAATGCTGCACCTTCGTTTATATCCCAATTACCCTCAAGTAATTGCTTTCTTTGATGTTCAGGTAAAGACAAAAGCATAGCTTCATAGTCACCTGTGTCAGATAAATAAGGGTTATCAAAGAGGCTAGCAGGAATGAACCGCCGTTTAAAAAGAGGTTGACCTTCTTTGGTATGCCCTTGTGGGTATGTAATAGTATCGCCTGTTTCTAGGTTTGTAGCCCAGAAAGACTCATTGGAAGCAGCAGGATCAATGAACATCTTTTTAACCCAAGAATGACCGCTGCCTCCAGGGTTTGTTGTAGCTCTCATATACAAACCTAAATCTGTACTATGAGCAGATCTCAAGCGGGATCTCATGTAGTCCCACGCATAGGGTGTAGGCCATTGAGTTAGCTCGTCAAATCCTATCCAATTAAACGCTTGACCTTGATAACGATTAACATCCATATCTTTGTCAAGATACGACATCCAAAGCCTACCCCCTTTAGGAGTAATCCACTGGCTTTTACGCTCAGACCACTTAATACCGGGTATAGCTTTCGGATAAAGCTCTTGACTCTTTTGGATAAGTTCACGTAATTCCTCCGTAGTATGACGCACTAGCAGGCCAGAAAAGTTAGGATTATTTAATCCATGTAACGGGTCAGCAAGCATAGCGTATGATTTACCACCACCTGCTGCTCCTCCGTATAGTACTTCACGTTCTGATGCAGATAAGAAGTCTGTTTGAGGGCCGGGGTTTGGCTTGAACACTACATCCTGCGCTAAATCCACATCAAACTCAGCAGCTACTACCTGTGCAGGAACAGTACCTAATTTAGGTTCTACTGTCTGCTTATTCGCTTTCTGCGTATGCCCCGACCCTGTTTTTTTCGAGCTCCTCGATTTCGGATAACGCCTTTTTGAGCCTTCTGGCGAGGTTGCGTTTAATCGTAGCAGCTTTTTTACGTCTTCGCTCAATTTCTATTCTCTGCTTTAGACCTGCGTGGGATATTCTGCGACCTGTCTGTTTTGTTAGCCAGTTTGCAACTTCTCTTAAACTATACTGCTTTAAGTGCACCTTTGCAAGCTCTAATGCATTTAATTCTTCTGGGATAGGATCTAGAAGATTAGGGTTGTCAGGGTGTATTTTATAGCCATAAGGAACATGCTTGCTAACTCTAGCAATAACATGCCAGTGCCTTTCTTGCCCTTTATGTGGTTTGGGTAGTTCCCAAAAGCCTAGATCCCTCCCAATATGGAATGGTCTACTCATTGGCCCCTTCTTTTGGTGGTAAATAGAAAACCCCACCACTTGATGTTACATCTACTCTTTCAGTCTTTACAAGACCTGCACGGTCTAGAAGATCCTTTGCAGCTGCCATCTTATCTTTGATACCAAGTTCAGTAGGGTCATATAGAGCACCAACCATTGCCATAGCAGCTTTAGGGGCAGTACGAGCAAAGTATGAACGTGTTGCATCTGCTATTTCATCTTTTAGTGACTCTACAATTAATCGCGTAGGTGTAGTGGAACTATAGCCAGCCAACTTTTTGGCAAGCACAACATCACCACCAGCTTCATCGAATAATACTTCGATAAACTTTTGTTGGTTTTCTGTTAGATTTCTTGCCATAAAGTTGTCCTCATTTCATGAATCTGACTATAGTTATACCACAAAAACATAAAAGTGCAAGTTTATTAAAATTTACCAGCGATAACTTGTCTAATGTTACCACGAGTAATACCAATATCTCGCAATTCTTTGTCTGTCATGTTTTGTAGCAGCCAGTAGTCTGCTCGTGCTTGTTGTGCGTTTTGTAAAGCTTTGAAGCCTCGGTGGAAGTATTTAAGCATCACTATCTCCTTTGTTGTGTGTGCGGAGATAGTTATACTGAGTTAGAGGTAATGTAGTACCCACATAATGTGCATACCCGCTATTCGCTACACGCCTGAGAAGACCTCTGTAACAGTTAGGATAGTGTCTATATGCCCTGATGATGAAGGTGTTACCTGTATCTTATCGCCAGGAGCAAGAACAATCTCAATGTCTGAGAAAGTTATATACTCACCTGCACCTAAGTTCTTACCCTCTAAGAAGTGTGACGTATAAGTATCAGCTGCTATGTACCACTCAATCTCAATGCTTATGTTACCCGTACTGTTGTGTACATGCAGGTAGCTAATCTCAGCTGTACAGTTAGGGGGGCATGTATATACATCTTCTGTAGTAGTACCTGTGTTATGCCCATAGACAGAACGCCTACGAGCAGGTCTACCTTGGTGATTGAGCGTAACAGCCATTACTCGTCAACCCACGCTTCATTCTCTGGCGTGTTAGGGTCATCCTTAACGTAATGACCTTTAGCAGTACGAGCACGTTTCTTACCGGGAGGAGGTGTAGCTTTCTTAGGCTTAGTAGCTGCAATATCTGCCTCTGCACAGATGTAATTAACATTCTCATCTTTACTCTGCACATTGCCGTAATTGTCTTCACCAGCAGATTGATTACCTACGGAGTCCCATACGTAACCATGCTCATCTACACGGTAGCCCTTAGCTTCTAGGGCATCTTTGTATTTATGATAATACTTCATTATTTGCCTTTCTTCATAGGACGTGCTGCTGGGTTGGATGCACCACAGTAGCCACCTTTGTTGTAGCCCGTCTTTTTCTTAGCCATACCACCCTTGTTGTACTTAGCGAAGGACTTACCCTTCATAGCATCTTTACCGTACTTGATAATATTGTCAGTGTCCTGTACACCCTTTTCAACACGATTATCTAGATCCTTACCGTACTTAGACTCTAATGCGTCTAGCTCTTTTAGCATCTGCTTAGAACCAGAAGTACCTCTATCTTTGTATTTTAAAATGATAGATCTTTTTTCTGCATTATATTTCTTAGTATCAGAGTTTGAGGATTCAAAATAGTTAGAACTCGATGCTCTTTTTGCTCTGCGTGATGTTGTCATAGTCTTAATCCTCTTCTTTCATTTTTTGATTGGACGTTCTGCAGCGTTAGATGCACCACAAGCTAAACCACCGTGTTTGTAACCCATCCTTTTAGCTACTTCTGGTGCTGCCTTCTTTAAGGCTTTCATACCTTTGTTCATCATACCACCTTTGTTCATACCTTCATGATAACCTGTTCCACCACAGTGAGAACAACCTTTACCTTTACACTTAGGGCACATCTTCTTCATGTTCGTTTTCTCCCCGATGCTGTCGTAGACCACTTAACTTTCTTAGGTCCAGTTTTCTTTGCTGCTTCTTTCTTGCTAATCTTAGAAGCTACTGCCTTTGGCCTACAAGCTGGATAAGATCTACTCTCACCCTTCTTCCTACCACAAGGCTTACCTGTCTTAACGTCTGTCCACTCTTCACCAAACCACTTACCTAAGCCGCCAGCTTTACTTTTTGACTTTGTTGGCTTTCGTGCCACTGTAATTACCTCCACGTGCTTTGTATGTCTTAGTGAGCCAAGCAGAGCCATAAGCGCTGGGCCATACGTCAAACTTCTTCTTAGCTTCTGCCTTTACTTTAGCGTACAGCTTCTTGTTTGTAGGGGTAGGAGATGCCATTACCACTTCACCTTATCTGCCCAGTAAGCTGCTGAGAGCTTACCCTTCTTGATATTCTTAGCGTGTCTAGCTTTGAAGCTTGCACGTTTCTTCTTCATGCGATCAGATTCACCCTCTTTAGGCTTGCCTGCTGTGGATGCTCCCTGTTCACCAAAGCGGATGAGCTTAATGGTGTCACCTTCCTTGGCGAGTACTGCGTGGGATTTAGTTGGATGCTTAGGTGTACGCTTGGGTTTGTTGTAACCTTCAAACTTCTCTCCACGGT